TTTTGTATTCCGTTGATTGGTGATGTAAATGTATTCAAAATGATGACTGCTTTGTATGAATCAGAATATCAATCTGCTAAATTTATAGATAGTACGACATCTAATCAGGCTAATATAGATAATTTTTCTTTAATCAATTCCAGATTTTAATCCAAGGAGTTTTTATCATGGGAAATTTTCTTAAAACACAAAATGTATTTTCTTGTGGGGAAGTATCGCCAGAATTTTATGCACAAAATGATATTCATGGTGTCGCAAAGCTTGAAAATATAGATGTTCTACAATCTGGTGGTTTAACACGCAGAATGGGCTTAAAAAGTATTAGGCAGGTATCTAATAATGCAATTTTAGTACCTTTCCCAATAAATGAAACAGAAAAGTATTTATTAGTGTTTTACAATAATGCTATAGACGTATATAGTAATGACACAAAAATAAAAACAATGGTTGCACCATGGAGCGCAACAGATTTAAAAAATTTACAATATGCACAAAGATTTAATAAGTTGTTTTTGGTTCATCCGAATTACCAGCCATATGTTTTGACCAGGAAAAATAATAGTTTTAATTTGTCTGTATTTCAATTTCATGTTAATTCAGATCTTAGTGTAAATTTACCGTTTATACGATTTGAAGAAACATCTGGTATTTCTTTGACAATTACTAGCAGTGACATTGATTTAAATCATGCTACATTTACAACCAATGCTGATTATTTCACAGATAATTCTGTGGGACAAAGAATAAACGCTATTTCAAAACAGTGGGTGGTAGAATCTGTCCAAAGCGCACGTATCGCCACAGTATATACCAACGGTGATTTCTCGTTTCCAGCTAATCCAACATATTCGTGGTCTGAAAGCGCCTTTTCTGATAAACGTGGTTGGCCTAGTTGTATTACTTTTCATCAGAATAGATTAGTATTTGGTGGAACACCAACTATGCCAAACGGTATTTGGTTATCTAAAACGGGTGATTATTATAATTTTGATGTTGGTACAGGGTTAGATGATGATGCGATTTATACAACATTATTATCTGCTCAGCATCATAATATATGTACATTGGTAAGTAGTGATAAATTACAAGCTTTGACTTCATTTGGCGAATGGGCAATTTCAGGTTCTCCTTTGACACCATCATCAGTGACTATAAAACAACATACATCTGTGGGCAGTATGATAGATAGATATTTACCACCACAACAAATAGAAGGTAGTACAGTATTTATAGCAAAATCTGGTAAAGACATCAGAGAATTAGATTTAGATGCTTTGGGTGAAAATTATAATGCAACAGATTTGTGTGTGTTTTCAAAACATTTGATGAATAATCCAATCAGTGTAGCATATAATGCGAATATTCATAAATTGTTTATAGTTATGTCCAACGGACAAATGGCTGTATTAAATAAATATTCTAATACAGATATCTCGGCGTGGGTAAGATATAAAACAGACGGTGATTTTAAATACGTATGTGCATTTAATGATTGTATATATGTCATTGTGCAAAGACAGAATACTTGTTATTTAGAAAAATTTGATGAATCTTGTTTAATGGACGCAGGAACATATAATTTTTCATATACGATATCTGCTTTTCCAATCATTGTTAATGGGCATTGTCCTAAAAAGGTGCGGATACGTAAAGTGTCATTGCGTGTGACAAATACTAAAACATTATTTGCAAATGGATGTCGTATAGAATTACCAAATTATATCTATGAAGAAAATCATGCAGGATACACCGGAGATTTATCTGTTAATTTATTGGGTACAGAACATCAGACAATGCAATCTTTGTGGTCTGTATCCAGCAACGAACAATTACCAGCAACAATATTATCAGTCAGCGTAGATGGCTGGTATCAAATATAAAGGAGATTTACATGGGACAATTGGTTTCAGATGTGACAAAAGTTTTAGATTACAGAGAATCTAAAAAAAATGCAGAAAATACACGCCAAAAAATATTGGCTGATATGGCAACAGATGAAAAAACAAAAACAAATTTGATTAAGAAGATATTGGCGCAACAACGTGCAAAATACGGTGCTAGTGGAAATAGCGGAACAAGTTTTTCTGAAAATGCTGTTTTAAAACGTTTGCGTGATGAAACAGCGAAACCGTATGATATTAAACGTCAAGAAAATATTGAAAAAATCAAAAATACGAAGGTTAAAAAACCAAATTTAGTAAAAAAATGGTTGTCTAGCACAGATAAAATAGCTGGTTAAAATGCAATCAATGACAATCACAGAGGCTTTTAATTTTCTGGATGCGTGGAATAATGTCTTGGGTTTTCAAACACCAGTTCATCATAAGACAATAATGCAGTTTTTGGTTGAAGTATTAAATAATGAACCACATCGTGGCTTGTTAAATGCGTTTAGGCATTCTGGTAAATCGACTGTGGTTGGTATATTTGCTGCGTGTGTATTATATCATATCCCAAAAACAAGAATATTGATATTGTCGGCTGAATCTGGGTTGGCATCACGAATGGTGTCTCATATAAAAAACATTTTAGAAAATCATCCGTTTTGTGGTGATATATTGCCAGATGTAAAAAGAGAGTGGGGCACACATAAAATTACTATTAAACGTCCTATTGGCATCAGAGAACCATCTGTTATATGTCAGGGTATTTCTGGAAATATCACTGGTATGCGGTCTGATTTAATAATCTGTGATGATGTAGAAGTCCCGAATACCTGTAATACGCAACAAAAAAGAAATAATTTGCGCGAAAGATTACGAGAACTAGATTTCATATTGTCTCCATATGGAACAATGATTTACATTGGAACACCTCACACCAAAGATACTATATATCAAACAGATTGATTGATTTACTTATGAGCGGCAATAATTGCACGTAATTTAGTCAAAACTTCTTTGCCTGCATCGCCAAACATAGGTAAATACATCTCGAAATCTAGCATGTTCGCTTGAATCAAAGCGCGATTGCGTTCTGTGGCTGGTTCGGATACAAGTTTCTGAGCAGTATTCCAATTATCGTACGCTTGGGCTGTGCGCGCAACAACATCCCATTTTGCAAGTAATTCATTATTATCTGTCAAAGCGATTTTGATATCATCAATCCAGTCACTACCGAATCTTTGAACAAATGGTAGCTGTTTAATTTTATCTAAACTGGCTGTATCTGGTGTAAAATCTTTTAAAGTATCTTTTAATTGTTGAACTTCTTCTGGGTTCAAAGATGCTTCTATTTCGGCACCAAACATCATTCCGCCATAGGGTAATAAGTTGTTGTCTATGGAATCAATAGGAGTTTTACCACTGCGTAAATTTTTGATGTGTTCAATCAATTTATCACCGGTTGGCAAAGTGGCCAAAGCAGTTAAAACATCTTCTTCTTCGGATTCACGCAAAAACACTTCATTCACAGCAATCCAACCACCATTTATAACATGCTCCTGACGATATAGATTCAGTAATCTTTGCGCTGTAATCATGGTATGTTGTTGCATTTGTTATCCCCCCATATAACAGATGATTATTTCATAACAATCATAATAACCTTGTGCATTGTTTTACCAGTGATTTTTTCTTCTGGATTAGAAATATGACCGTATATTTTACCTTTGCTATCTTGGCGAACAACAGCAATTTGTGCTGAAATTTCATCATTTTCATTTAATTTATCAAAATCAGATTCTAAAAATACAGCCAAATCACCAGCAGATGGTTTCGTATTAGCATCAGCAAACACATAAGAATTTTCTGGAACAAAACCACCTAATCTTTTGGCATTAGGACTGATAGCATAAACATAACAACATCCTTCCAAAGAAGCAGGGGCAACAATCATAGATTCATCAGATCTCTTGAAACGAATACCTTTGCCAGAAGGAACCCCAAACACAGGTACCAATTTTTTACGTGCATTGTCATACATTTGCGCGCCATATAATCCGCAGTGTTTATCCAAACCAGAAGCAGGATTACAAGGTTCTAGCACAGATTTAATACGTTCTTGGGCTTTGTTGATTTGTTTGTTTAATTCGCCAGCATTGTACAACCTAGCAATTTCATCGAACAAGCCAGATACATCATAACCAAAGGCTGTGGCTAAATCATTAACTTCGTTTTCATAAACTTCGCGCTGACCGACTTCTATTTTATGATACACAGATAAAGTCATTTTTGCAGCTTTTGCAGCTTCTGCAATAGTCATATCTGCACGTTGGCGAATTTTACGTAATCCGCTACCAAATATCTTTAATCCGCTACCTTCGTTATCTGTTAAACGGCGTTTAATTTCGCTTTGCCATTTATCCGCATAGGCATCTGTTTCATGAATAAACAAATCAGATAACTTGCAACCCAAAATAGAACACATGTTCAGTAATTGTTTTTGGTTCAAGCGGCGAACACCCTTTTCAATTTTGGATACAGCAGACAAAGACAAGTTTGCGCGCTTTGCCAGCTCTGTCATACGCATGCCTCTGCTTGCACGAATACTTCTTAGGTTATTAGGAAATATTATTTCTTCTTGTGCCATAGCGAACTCCTTGGAATTTGTTGCTTGAATAATAGTCAATTTTTCAGAATTTATCAAGAAAAATAATTATATTAAATCATCTGGCACATCATTGACATCAGCAAGCTCAGAATTTTCAATGCTGGACCGTGTAATAAACTGGTTATTTGTATCTTCTGACATTGGCTGAGAATCAAATTGATTTAAGTTATCAAACAGATAGTATTCGCCGGTGAAACTTAAATGTACAGTCTCTGGTTTGCCATGACGGTTCTTTGCAATTATAATGTCAGCCTTGTTTCTTGAATTATCAAGACGTTTTTGCCAGTTTTGCATGGTATTTTCAGATGCTATACCAGATAACTTTTGGTCAGGAGAACGGTCTTTTAGATAATATTCTTCACGATAAGTGAACATAACAATATCAGCATCTTGTTCAATAGAACCAGATTCGCGCAAATCAGATAATACAGGTCTTTTATCATCACGTTGTTCAACACTGCGTGATAATTGGGACAGAGCAATCACAGGCACATCCAATTCTTTGGCTAGAATTTTTAATCCACGTGTGATTTCAGATAATTCTTGGACACGGTTATCATTATGCTTGCCACCAGGTGATGTCATCAATTGTAAATAATCAATCACAATCAAAGCAATTCCACCTGCTTGGCGTGCAACACGGCGAGCACGTGTCTTTATCATAGCCACAGACATATTAGCTGTATCATCTATGACCAAAGGTAATTTTGATAACGCACTAGAATACTGAGCCATTTTCATCATTTCTTCATCTGATAAATGTCCATCACGCATATTTGATGCGGGCACTTTGGATTGTGAAGATAATATACGTTGAGCCAATTGCGAGTTGGACATTTCCAAGCTGAAAAACATAATAGCGCCTTTGTACTGACTATTTGCGCGTCCGTTAAATATGGCATTAGCAGCATTAAAAGCAATGTTCATTGCTAATGTTGTTTTACCCATCCCTGGACGTCCAGCAATAATCAATAAATCAGAATGATGCAAACCACTGATAGATTTATCCAATTCATCAAGCCCTGTGGTTAAACCAGATAATTTACCATCTGCCTTGTAAGCAATTTCTGCTTCTTCCAAGGCGCTTTTCAATGCGTCAGCCAGATATACGACATTACGTTCTGACTTTCCAGTAGATGCCAGATTAAACAATTTTTGTTCAGCTGTTTCAATCTGGGCGCTGACGGTTTTATCTAAATCTTCGGTATAGGCATCATCAATAATATCGTGACCCAAGCCAATTAAATCACGCCGTCTAGCAGCATCAAAAACAATTTGACCATAGTGTTCTACATTTACCACAGTAGAACCAGCTGATGCTAATTTAGATAAATATTCAACACCGCCGACACTTTCCAAGGTTCCTTGTTGTTCAAGATATTGTTTCACAGTAATGATATCAAATGGAATACCAGCGGCAAATTGACGTAATGCCAATTTATAAATCTCTTGATGTGCAGGATGTGAAAAGTGTTCAGGTAATAAGAAATCAGAAACCGATTCCAAAGCACGGTTGTTCATCAACACCGCAGCCAAAATTGCTTGTTCGGCTTCTAAGTTCATAGGTAAAGTTTTCGGAGTAAAGTCCATGTCTTTTAGATTAAACGAAAATTTTAATAATTCAATACCTTTTTTAACTGGTTATAAACAATTAAAAATACCAATCATGGATAATGACGGAAATCCGGCATGGCCAGAGATGTTTCCGCTAGAAAAAATACAAAATTTGCAACAAATTGTTGGTTTTAGACATTTTTCTGCTCAAATGATGTTGGAATATGTTGCAGAGGAACGAATTTGCCTAGACCCAGGTGCATTAAAATTTTATGACGATGATTTTGATAATCGTACGTGCAAACTTGGAGAACATTTAATTACGGGTTCGTGCGTGTATTGGGATCCTTCATCTGGACATAGAAATGCTGATGGTAGTGTTTGTGTATTGGTTTATCGTGATGACAAGAACAGAACAGCTTTTGTACATGATATACTGTATATGGTCGTGCAAGATGAAGATTTGCATCCTTTGGCAAATCAATGTGATAAAATTTTATTTTTCTTGCGACACCATAACCAAAATAGAATAGGTATAGAAATAAATGGTATTGGCAATGCGTTGCCGGAAATACTCAGAGATGTTGCACATACACAATGTATGTCAATAAATATTGTACAAATTGCTAATCACACAAAAAAAGAAAACAGAATATTAAATGCTGTCGAACCAATGATGACTACTGGTCGTTTGTTTGTACGGAATACATTGAAACAATCAATGTTGTTGTCAGAAATGTTAGCTTGGTCACCTATTGGTTCAACAGAACATGATGATGGGCTAGATGCTCTGGCAGGTGCGCTTGCTATGACACCAGCTCCAACTAGACCTTTGATAAATCATATTGGTTTAATCAAAGCAAATACTGAATTTAAAATATAATCAAACAAAAGGAAAATAAATGCAAAAAAATCTTATGCAATTATATAAACGTGCGCTGGATGAACGTAGTATATGGTTGAATCGTTGGCAAACGGCAATGCGTTATACAATTCCAACTAATGATTCTGATACTGCTACATTGTTTGATGCAACAGCAGCAGATGCAGTAGATAATCTAGCTGCATCAATGTATTCGTTGCTGACACCACCCGAATCCTTGTGGATAAATTTGGTGCGTGAAAGTGATTTATCACCAAATGCAGAAATAGCCACAGATATGTTGCGTGCGCACTTAAACGATTCTAATTTTTATACAACAATACATCAATGCTATACAGATTTAGTTGTTTTGGGTACCGCATGTCTATTTATGGCGGAAAATCCCATAGGTGCAGATTCCGCATTTTCTTTTACTGCAATTCCAATGACAGATATTGCAATATTACCAAATGCAGTCTTTCATACAACGTCTATGCCAGCCTGCGATGTGATGGAAAAATATCCACATTTTACAATGCCTGCAAGCTTACGCGAAACTGTTAAAAATAATCCTGAAACACCAATAAAATTAGTTCAGTCTTTGGTTGGTAAAGATTTTACAGCTTGGTTTGATGTTGGTGGTGATATTGAAAATAATATAGTATCTACGGGTGTCTTTGAAACAAATCCATATATCATATTCCGTTGGTCTGTTATCAGTGGCGAATTATATGGTCGCAGTCCGGTGTTGCGTGCTTTGCCAGATATCAAAACCGCAAACAAGGTTGTCGAATTAGTACTAAAAAATGCAACAATAGCTGTCAGTGGTATATGGCAAGCAGATGATGATGGTGTTATCAATTTATCTAATATAAATTTAACACCGGGAACAATTATCCCAAAAGCAGTCGGAAGCTCTGGTTTAACCCCTTTGTCCAGTGGTGCTGATTTTGATGTTTCTCAGATAGTATTACGTGATTTAAGAGACAGAATTAGACATACATTATTAGCAGACAGATTAGGTTTATTATCGGATAAAGAAATGACTGCAACTGAAATATTAGCACGTAATTCAGATATGGTTCGTATTTTGGGCGCTACGTATGGTCGTTTGTTGCATGAATTTATTCGTCCAATGTGTGAAAGAGGATTACAGATATTATCTCGTCGTGGATTGATAGATAACATCTCTTTGCACAGTGATGCAGAATTAAAATATATTGCGCCAATTGCACAAATGGCACGTGAAGAAATGGCTATATAGGATTTATCATGCAAGATATAGAAAAACAATATGCACGTGCTTTTGCAACAAATGCAGGGCAACAAGTTTTGGTTCATTTGCGTTCTATTACCATAGAACGCATTGTTGGACCAAATGTTTCAAATGAAGATTTACGGTGGTGGGCAGCGCAAAATGCTTTGATTCATCACATAGAAAATATGATAAAAAAAGGTAATAATCCAACATGA